TGAATGGCGGTGGTGCTTTCTAGTACGACATAAATTCCGTTAGTGGTATTATCCCCCTTTATCCTAACTTGTAATCCTGCCCCAGTTCCACCGACATCATCATCACAATAATTGTTAATAACCATTCCGTAGCCAGTGTTATAATTATTTATTACTATGGGCGGGACAGAAGAAGCAAGATCATTCCTCGCGTTAAATGTAAGGAAGGTTGTGTAGGGGCCGCCCGATGGTTGCGAGTAGGCTCCCCCTGAAAGTATTGTTTGCTGCCAGGTTATCCCACCATCAATATTTTCCCATTGTTCATATGTTCCACTATTATTGTATAAACATACACGACCTACCCTAGCAGATATATTTCCGTTAGGAGCGGTTTCAGAATACATAATATCTAGTTGGTCTGCGATTTCAGAAATAGCGCTTACCAATGTTTTTATCGCCTGGGGATCATCAAGATTTTTTATGTTAAGTTTGTAATCCATCTTTCTCTTTCGCGTGTTTGGCTATTTTTAAATGAATAGCTTTATCATAATACCATTGCAGTGTCTTAGAAATTTCCCACCCCCAATTTACTTTTTGTGATGCCATAATATCGTCAAGCTGTTCTTGGGTTATGACCTTATAGCAATCTTCACATGCTGAAAACTGCGCCTGCGAACCATCAGAAAATTTAACCCAAAAGGCTATTCCACCGTTTACATACTTGGTCTTAGTTTTGTCCATTATTATTTTTTTACATATAGGACACTCCCCGCGTATCAATTGTGTAATCTTTTCCATTTACCCCTCCCTGATTCTGATGCCTCTTCGTAAAGGCTTTGCGTGTAGAGAATAATTAGATACATTAAAAGATTCATCTAGCCCTGACGTTCCAAAGGATATTTCTATAATTTTGCCCCTACGTCCAATATGCCGTGATATATCTGAATTGCTTTCAGATGACCAATAATTCTCATCCCACTTAAAGACATCCCATAAGCTTTGATACCCTAGTCCCTCTAAAAGATTTACAGTTAGGTTCTTCTCTGTCGCGGCGTTGCCATCACATATAAATTGGACACTTAAATCCCAATCCCCAGCCCGCTCGAAAGCAAGATTAAAATTATCGTATTTCTTTTCTAGTGTGGGGTCACCATGTGAATCCCTCTTTGACTTATAGGTAGCGTTGAAGGCTGAACCATCATCATTTGTCCCCGTATCGTTTTTGTACATTTTTCCTACATACCCGCCATGATATAATAGTGTTTGCCCCGATACTGTTGTTTCAGCAAAGCAATTGGCTCCAATTGAGTATATAAACCAGGGGTACTGAATTTTTCCCCATTTGTCCTTATAGGGCCGCGACCAGTCCATAACGACAGTTCTATCGTTGGTTGTAACACCGGATGTATATGTAAAACTGCACCAGTATTGATTCCTCCTTAAAAGAAGCCCCCCCACAGCATATCGAAGGCGCGAAGCAACCCCTGCCCTGACATATTTTTGTATATTATCACCGCACGGGCTTATGACGCCACCTGCTACCATATAGAAATTACAATCAGGCGCTAAAAATATAACGCGTCCATCGGGGATTTCTTTCATAACCCAATGGCAAACCGGGCCTACTTTTGAATCAAGACGGTATATCTTAAATAGAGGGGTTGTTCCTCTATATTGTACCTCGTATAGATTGCTTGGTTTCCCTACAAGCATAGTATCGCCTGATTTACAGGCACTAGTTACCGCCTCGGCATCCATGTCAAAATTCAAGAATGATGTATATGCACTGTCGGGATCTCCCAAGGTTGTGCAATAATACAAAAGCCTGGGGTCAACAGTAGAATGAAGCCATCCATACCGTTGCCATTCAAGGCCAAAGTCAGCCGTGATAGATGTTGCGAAGGTGGCGCATGAGCCCGATCCAGTATATTTGATTGCCTCATTTAATCCATTACATATTATGCAGATATTATCTAAAGTAAAAAATGAGAAGCGCGCATTGTCGGCGTTGGTAGTAGCAAGACCTGTGTGTATCTCTTCATAAGCACTCGTTGCGTATTTATAAATCTTACCATTGGCGGCGCCACCGATATAGTTTTGTGTTGTCGACCCACCGGAATGAACTAAAAATTCATAAAATCCGCACCAAGCGGTAGTTGCCCCTACCGATGCGGTTGTTAGGGATGTAAAACCCGGACGGGATCCAAGCGCCCCCTGTGGATTAGAAAATATATTTATGCTATTTTCACTCCACTCACCGGAGTCCATATTCTCGGGGGTATCCTTAGAGTTTACCCCCTTGAAGTTTGAAGCATATAGTATAGGAATAAATCTACGAGAAAAAATGTTGACACCCTCCCTTAAAAGTGGATTTGAGCTCTTGATTAAATAATCGTCTACTAAACATTATCCCCTTTCGTTATAATCTCCCTTAACTGTCGGGACAGTAGTTCCTGTTCTATCCTTATTTACAACTACCTTTTTTTTCTTTAGTGAACTGCTACCGGCTAAAGCTAAAAGCTTGTTTAACATAGAGGATCGGGGTTTCAGGGGATTGTCCCAGGCGTCATTTAACATCTGGTATATTTCGGTATCCCCCTGATGGATCGCCATTTGCAGAGCAACGAAGTGAGAAAGATATGGATAAAATTCTTTCGTCACTATAGCCTCATCAGTCGTGGCAGATAAATCAGTCCATTGGAGTTCTATTTCAAAATAAACTGTATAGGTATTATCGGGCTTTCTATTAAATTGTACCTCATAGTATCCGCTTTCTTTCCGCGTAACACAAAATTCATCGGGGCGGCCGGTATTATCATCAGGATTGGCCCATTGATATGCCTCTGATACGCTTACTTCTGTCAGGGGGCATCTTGTCGTTCCATCTAAAAGAAGTGCCCCTACTATACTTTTATATGTCGTGGGGAGATACAGAGCCCCTGAATAGGCATATGCCGTTGTATTGATATCAAAGCTTATATCGGAATATAGGAATTTAAAATTAGTTAGATTACAAAATTCCACGCCCTTTTCATTTATGGCACGTTTTATCTTTACCACGCTATCTGAGCTGTCATCCCCTATTTTATCTGCACAACTTGAAATAAGAGAAGCGAATACAATACCTAACCCTCCTTTTTCGTCAGATAAGATATCTTTTAAATATTTTAGGATTCTCATATTGTATCTCCTGTTAAAGTTATACCAAAAACAACGCCAAAGTTATGTTGATAAGAAATCCCCTGCCGCCTTGAAATTCATTATGGCATTCACGAGAATAAAACTTTGCACCATTTTTTATTCTACTTGGTTTTAAATAAACTATTTTTTTACAAACTATACATTCAATATTCATAGTAATGTCATTTACTACAATAAGAAAATTAAGAGGGAAATAATTATTAGGAACCCTCTTCCTCCTTCCTCAAAATTTACATCGTCTATAAAATGCGACCATACAGCGGTCAATATCGCCAAAGCTAAGCACCTGATACCAAAAGCCAGCCATAGCCCTGTAAAATAAGCATAAGGTATCATGGATAGCCCGTAGAATAGCCCTGTAACGGCCCACGAGGGCCAGAAAACGTCCTCTCCCCCTAGGCCTAGGAGCTTCCCTACCCATTTATGATACGCTGTCATGGAGGCAAAGAGCAGAACCGAGGCCAATATTAACGACCAGTGCCACAAACCGAGGGCGATCATGGCGAGGAGTGCTATCACCGGGACACCAACATCGCGCCACTTGGTACCAGCCGAGGTCCCACCTAGGCGGTAGGCTATCCCCGCGAATAGGGACAGGACAAGGATAATGATTAGCTGGTCTATCATTTTTTCTTTCCCCCTAAAACGCCCTTCCCGAATAGGGCCATTAAAACACCGAGGAGCGACCCTATCGCCGTCCATATCTTGCCTTGTTTTTTAGCCGCTCGCGTTCCCTTGAGAAGTTTAGCGTTCGCTTCCTTCTCTTGATTAAGGAGATTTCCTTTATAAATAGCTATCAACTGCGCTGGGGCAAGAATTTCTGTCGGCTTATTGTCCCTGATGACTGTCAGCTTTGACCCTGCGACAATAGAAAACATTTCTTTATCACTCGTCAGTATCTGGGTAGACTTCCCTAATCCGCCGCAACCTGTCACGAATAACGGAAACCCGCATATCATCATTATTAAGCAGAGCGTCTGCCAGTTCTTTTTCAAGCAAGTGAAGCTCATTGATAGCTTTCTCCTTTCGTCCGGGAATGAACTTATTCAGAATTGAAGCTATATCCCAAAAGCTCATATTACCACGTCTTTTTTATCACCGTCAGTTTAATCCCGTAATCTTCTAACGGCTTAGGGTCATCCCCTGTGTTAATAAAATCCCTGCCATACCACCCGCCAATTTCAGGGTTGATAAAATCGGACAGCGGAAACTCTACCCCATATTTTTCAAGGGTTCCGAGCTTGTAAGACAATGATACAGTTTCCATATTCTCGCCGTTAAAATCCGTTGCCATACCGATATTAAGACAGGTACTCTTATAACTCATCACCTCTACTTCGGATAGGTTATAGGTTGAGCCGTCCTTAAAGCCGTAAGCAAAACCCGTTTTCAACGCCCCTGTTTCCTTAGCAGACAATCCTAAGTCTGCCATCGCCACCCCTGCTACACATAACACCATTACTGCTACTAAGACTAACTTCTTCATTTTAAACCCCCCTTCTTCTCTCTCATATCCGTTATTGTCTGACCTGCCGTAAATATCAGGGTAATCGCCCCGATAAGTTTAAGATATATCTCACCGTCATACTTTAGATACATGGTAGCAACGGTAACGCATACAATACCTATCACTCCGAAGATAAACTTCTTGCCTTTTAGGTTGCTCATTTCGCCTCCATTTGTAATAGGGTTTCTATGGAGTCTATGTCTTTCTTAATCCGCGCTATGTCAGGTTTCTCTGCCATAAGGGTGTATTTAATACGCCTAAGCAGGAAACATATATTCTTCCCAGTATGTAGTGGTATCTTAATCTGTGTCATAAGTTGTCAAACACTCCCCATTAAGTCGTTAAATGTCATAAATACCTCGCCCCTATTCTTTTAAAATCCTCTAAATGAACATCCTTAACCCCCAACTTCTCCCTTGCCTCTTGCCAGTTCTGCTCCGGAGTCTGCCAGGGTTTCTCCTTAGATATAAAGTATGCCGTTCGCTCAATTAGGTTTCGTGTCATAGAAAACACGACAGGAAACTGCCTACTTTAGCTGTCAGTAGTTTACATTATTTAACGTCTTTACCTCTTTCGGCTCTTTCGCCTCTTTCGCCCTGGATCGCCTGCTCACCCCTCGCATAGACAATTTTTATATTATCTAATTAAGCCAATTTTTTGTTTATATTAGTATCATGGCTTTGTACGAGAGTAATCAAACCTCCCCACATACGCTAGAACTTCACCACTTGGATTAAGATAGCGAATGCTA